AGTCAGGTTTTGCAAAAGGAGACTTTGCAGATTTAGCTGGTATTGTTGGCCCAATTGCAGGGGCGGTTGCTGCACTATCTCCGCATGGTAAAGCTTTAAGGCTTTTAAAAAATGTTTTTAAAAATGACAGAATATCTAGAACTGTTGCATCTGCTCTTGGTACAGCAGGCGGTAAAGGAGTCGAGGAAGCTGGAGAATTAGCATTTGATTTACAAAGACAGTCAGCTGGAGAAGTAGCAGAAGACCTAGCATATGAAGCGGCCATAGGTGGATTATCTCAAGGTTTATTTGAAGTAGGTGGAGCGGCTCTACATGGTCTTTTAGGAAGAAAAGCCAATATTATAGATGTAGATATATCTAGAGCTATAGCTCAAGGCGCAGATCCTTCAGAGCTAATAACTTTAGCAAAAAGTTTAGGCAGAACCCCTACTTTTAAAGATGTAAAAGCAGCGCAAAAATCAGGACTAATTGAAACATTTACTACCGCAGCAGTATCGCAAAGAGCTTTAGGACGATCCATACCAGGTCGAGTTCAGGCCGCAGCAGAAACTGTTTTTGGTAGAAAAGAAAGAGACACTCGATTAATTCAATACGGAAACGAGAGATTGCAAAAATATCTAGAAAAACTAGGAGCTCAAGATTTAACCTTGGAAAATTTTGAAGCTGGAATAACAGCAGGAAGATTAACAAGCGGTCAGATAGATGACTATATTAAAAATCTTTCTAGAGATTCAGATATTGCTAATAAAGAATTGAGAGAGGTTATTAATAATTCAGTCAAAGCTATTAACGAGGGTGCATTTTCAGGAAGCCCAAATTCTGCTGTAACAGGAAGATTAATTAGAGACCAGTTAAAAGAAGCGTATGAGCAAGGCGTAATTAAACCATTTAAAAAAAGAGAAGTAAACATTGACAAAACCTTAGAAAAACAAGGTTTGGATGCAGTTTACGGTCAAATAGGAATTAAATTAGATGGTTTGGGAAAATATTTAGACCGTTTAACATTAAAAAACCCAACCATAGATAAGTTACTTGCTGATGAATTAAAAGCCCCGCCTATAAAAGTGATGAAAGATGTTATAAAAGAGATACAAGCAGGCCGCAAGGGAATTTCTATTGAAGCCTTAAACAGCACTAGAGGGGCTTTGTTAAGTATCCAAAGAGCGGCAGGATCTGGCTCTGGGAAACAAGGCTATTTTTTAAAAGAGGCTATACAAGAAATAGATAAAATATTTGACGATTTAGCAAGCGGCAACATTTTTGTTGCAGACATGATTATTGTTGGTAAAGGCAGACAACAAAAAGCAGCGATTAAAAACATATCTCAAGCCGCCAAAGATATAAAAGCTTATAACGCAGAATATAAAATTGCTGTTGAAGCTTTTAACGAACCAGAAATTGCAAATATTATACATAACGCATCAAGAGGTTCTTTTGACGTAGATCAAATTTTTTCAGGAGTAGTTAAAAATAATCGACCAGAATTAATTAATAAAGTTATAAATGCTTTGCCTGGAGAAGCTGAAAAGAAAATTGTTTTAGAGGGTTTAAGAGAAAACATTATTAAAAATGCAGTTAGAGAATCCATAGATGTAACAACTAACGAAATTAATCCTGTTTTCTTTGCAAAACATTTTTCTAAATTAGGCAGTACAGCAGACGTTATATTTAAAGATGTACCAAATTTTAAAAGCACTATAGATGACTTTCTTAAAATCAACACTAATTTTAAAGCAGAAAAGTTAGCTAGAATATCAGCAGACTTACCCAAGCTTTAAAAAGATTTACTGACGCTGAAAATCAGTTTGCATTACAAAACTCAGACAGGTTCTTAACTAGAGTTTCTAGCGCAAGTCCAGACGAAGTGGTCAGCACTTTGTTTAGAAATGGCCAAGCTGAAAACATATCAAAGATGAAAGGAATTGTTGACCCAGATACATTTAAAAAAGTTCAACAAGAAGGCATGCGTGATTTGATGAGATTAACTTCTGGACCTGGAACAAAAGTAGATGAGGTCTTTGATCCAAATGCTTTAGAAAGAGCTTTAAATTCTAAGGGCGATAACGTTCTTAACGAAATGTTTGGCAAAGAAACGACTCAAAGTTTAAGAGCTTTAGTTAGAGATTTAAGAGTGATGACAGAGCCAGAAAAAGGCGGAGCTGGTACTTTGATAGCAGGAGCTATTGCTGTTAACGCATTTAATTTAGCGATGTTACCAACTGTTGCCAAGTTAGGTATTATTGGTTTAGTTATGAGACAGCCAGCGGTTGTAAGAAGATTAGCCAAATCAGATTCTGAAAGTGTGAATGTTGTTTACCAAGCTTTTAAAGATGCTGTAAGACTGTATGCTCCGATGGAGATTACTGGTCAAGCAATAGATACTAGCAGAGAACTTGGGTCAGCGGCAGTTGAAGGGGTTAAACAGCTAAGCGAAGACTCTAATCTAGGAGCCATATCACAACAAGTAGGCACAGAACTTCAAACCACACGTCGCACACTCCCTAAACTTCCAAATTTAACAACATCCGCACAATTACCACAGGTGCAACCTGTTGCGGGCGGGATTATGAGCCCTAGCATCTTAGGATACAACAGAGCAAATGAAGATATAGCTAGAAGAATTTCAAACATTGTTTAATCCTTAATTAAATAAAGTTCCCAGTTATTTCTTAACACGTCTAACCAATCTTCTATAGGCATTACAGCAATTTTACTGTTGTCTGTTTTCCACTCAGGATTGATGGCGTATAAGGGAACGCAAACTCT